CATTACAACCAGCAGCAGTAATATCCTCATTTTCAGGATCTTCTGCAGTGCCGATTACTGTGAACATCGCCGTTGCCGCCGCTGTTGCACCACTAATGTCTAGAGTTACAACTGACTGTCCATCTTTCGATGTACCGCCATTATTATTACAATTGAACGCAAGTGCATTCTGATTCGCTTGTGAAATAGCTGCATCCGCTTTGCAAGTATATTCTTGGAAAGGGTCGTTATTTACAAAAGCAAAACCATTCGTGCTACCTGTGTTTGGATTAGTTCCAAATGCTTGCGACGCTGCTACATTGTTTGCGAAAGTTGGTTTCTTAGTCGTGCTATCTATATAGAAAAACCCGTTAAGAACTCCAACTAACTTAGCGTGACCTGTGTTGTCGTAAGACGCTCCACCTGTTCCGCCATCATCAGTTGTAGCAAAAGACGCGTCCTGAATGAAACCTTGATTACCAGCATCTTGAATAGATGCAGGGTCATTTTTCATTAAGGCAACACCTGGAGCTGTTTGAAGTTGGTATTTAGCTTGACCATTGATAGAAGGCGTATTGCCTAATCTCTCAGCGGCTCTAAAACCAAATCCAGTAGTTGACTGATTTGCCATAGTTGTTTCTCCTTATGTACCTGCCCCCGAAAGGGCCTCCAGTACGGTTTATTTAAATTCAGTGATATTTAAAATTACTTTTTAGTACCACCGAAGGTTACACGAGATTGCCTTTCAACATTGATAGGCATTCTACTATCCTGCTCCTTCATTAAATCGTTTTTAACCGCATCGCTTCGATCTTCATGACGTTGAGTCATATACTCTTGTCTTTGCTTCGCGATCTCTTCAGGTACCTTCGCAAGAAGAAGGCCACCAACCCCAACTACCCCCTTGTATTTGCCGTCTTCGACAACTGGATAATCAGATGCATTTTCGATTTCTTCAGATCTAACTAATTCATATCCTTCTCTTAAACGTCCAGATATATTTTTAGTATCTTGAAAACCAACGCTCTCTGCTCTTATCCATCTGTACCTGAATCCATCAGGTGCAGGAGGTGCATCTAGAGATGATGGTGGAACCCACACTTTTGGTCTTTCAGACTTTGACCGTGTTTGGTTCGCACGAGAAGTGTTTTTATCTTTTACCATGTTACGCTCCTTCCGTGTTTTTTAATTGTTTTGCGTATTCTTCGAGTGGCACTCCTAATTTTTTAGCTATTGCTACCTGTGAAGAAGTGAGTTTCACAGTTTTGCGACCAGGCTTTACGCTTCTTGTAGCAGAAGCCACTGTCTGAACAGGGCGGTCGTTTTGCTTAGTTTCAGTTGTACCAAATTTATGCGGGAAGTCAACTCTAATACGTTTATCAACTTCTGCATAATACTCATCAGAACTTGGATCATACCCTTCTTTTTCAGTAAGATCCTTGTGTATCTCAAAAGCAGTATAAGTCATTGCTCTATCAGTGCCAAACCAACTGTTCTTAGAGGCCCATGCTTCAGCTCTAGGATCTGTATTTATTGGATCATCTTTTTGAGGAATGTTTACATCTCCACCTTGAGATAAGGTTTGTGCAGGTTTCTCTGCCTGCGTTGTTTCTCTTCCCTCTTTAGCTTGCTCCAGTTTTGCATTCTCAAATGCGAGAGTTGCAATTCTTTTGTTAGCCTCAACTTGAGCTGTTGCATCACCAGATTCAATAGCAGCGGCTAATTCTTTTTGCGCTGCCTCCATACCTGAAGCAATAGTAGACTCAAATTTTTTAATATAAGCAGAATCAGTTTGTTTAAATTTAGATTCTAATGCTTTTCTAGATTCCTCTACACCCTTAGCGTAATCTAAAGCAGCTTGTTCTCTTCTCTCTGCTTCTCTCATCTTACGAGTTAATTTCGCAATACGTGATTGAACACCTTTACTGTATTCTTCTAGTTTATCGTCTTGTTTTTCATCTAACTTTGTTTCTCTTTCATTTTCATATGTTTTATCTTCCGTTGTTTCTGTTTCTTGTTTCGGCGCTTCTGTTTCTACAACAGACTCGTCTTTTACTTCTTCAATATCAACCGTAGCATCAGGTCCTGATGTATCGATAGGTACTGTTTTCTTTTCTTCTGGCATAGTTACTCCTTCCTATGTTTAGAACTCATGCAAGATGTCCTCTGGACTATCAATTGTTGCTAACACTTCATCGTCGTTTAGCAGACGCATTTCCCCACCATCTATTTTAATTCGGCTACCTGCATATCGTGCAAACATAACCCAATCTTTCTCCTTGCACCATGGACCTTCAGGATATCTTTCTTTATCCTTATAACACTGTGGACCCATGGCCATTACTAATCCTACTTGTGAAGCAACTTGTTGTTTCTCTAAAGTAGTTTCAGCTAAATGTAATCCACCTTTTGTTTTTTCATTCATTTTAAAAGGTAAAACTAAAAGTCTCCACCCAGTTGGTTTTGGTAATTTTGGTTCTTCTGTTTTTGAGGGTTTTACACCAACAAGTTTATTGTTTGGTTTTAATATCGATGACTGTGCCTTTTCCATTTTGCTCCTTATCATTTAGCAGGTTAGAGAGTTCCTGTCTTGTTGCCTCTAGGGCATTTATTTGTCCTATTATATACTGATACTTTTCCATATTGTCAACACCTCCTGATGTGACCGTAATAGATAAAGCCTCTGTTCTAGTATGAATAAACTTAAGTAGTCTTTTTATGACGTTTTCTAATTGCATCTTTTCCTTTCTTTGCAATAGAAGCAACTTGGCTTTTACCCATAACTTTAGCCCGTTGTTCCATTACTGTTAATATTTGTATTTTACGTGCAAAGGGTTTACTTACACGTTTTACTTTTGCAACAGTTGCTCTTGCATCTGCAGGTGTTGCAAATTTTATTTTAACTGTATCTTTAGGATTCTCATCCGTATACAATCTTCTTCCTGAACCTTTTGGTTTTTTACCTGTTCCTTTTTTTGGATCTGACATATTTTTCCTATTCTTTAAATTCTAACCAACCATTTATCATATATTTTTCTCCAGTCAAAGGTGGATTACCTCTATGTGTATGAGTCCATGCTGCGGGAGATATTACTATGGTTCCTTCTTTTGGTTTAATTCTTTTGTGTTGATATAAAAATTCTGTTTCTCCTCCCTCATCACATGTATTTAAATACATAAACACAAATAATATTCTTCTTGAAGATAATAAACTAGCCGCTTCACAGTGCCAAATATGATAACCTTGACCTGGTAGAGTTTTTTGTATTTTAACATCATTATTTAAATCGTATTTTTTAATACCATCTATTAAGATTGGATATTGTTTTTTATACTTATCAAAACATTTTTTTAATTGTTCTATAAATCCTGCTAATATAAAACTATTAACATCTATTATAGTCTTATCTGTTTCTTTATTTAAAAAATACATTTCAGTATCTTTTCTTAAAGGACTAATATTTTCGTGATTTGATCTGTGAATAGTTTGAACACTATTAAAATGATCTATTACTGTTTTACAATATTCTTTTGTTAGTGCGTTTTCAAATACACCTATAAAATCTGACACCTAGCATTTCCATCTTCTCCGTGCCTGTCGTATTCTTGAATTAGGATCATTTCTTGTTTTTGCTGAAGCTCTTTTGAGCTGACCTAGTGATCTTGCGCAGTATGATTTTCTACGTTTAGCAGCTTTTGATCCTGGCTTCACTTTACCAGTCACGGCTGTTTTTAATTTAGAACCAGGGTTAAGTCTTCTATAAGCTTTAACTCCAGCTCTTGTCATTCCAGCCCCTTTTTCAGTGGGTCTAAAATTCTTTTTGTTTCTTGCAGGCATTGTGCCTTTTGAATAATATTCTCTTCTCATTATGCCGTCTTCTTTTTCTTTGCAAATGTTGCAGCTCTACTAGGTGTAGGACCTGTATTTGCTTTTGCTTGTTTTCTTGCCACAGCACCTCTACGTTGCCCTTTAGACATTGATCTTGCTTTTGCTATCGGGACACATTTTGGATAATTTTTTCTTTTC